GAAGAACTTTTCTAAAATGGCTCAAGGTATGACAGGTACTCTTGTTCCTGCTTATGCTGTTCTCGCTGCTAACGTATTTGCTATTACTGCTGCGTTTGCTTTTTTGAAGAAAGCAGCAGACTTTCGTGTAATGCAAGAATCTCAGATTGCGTTTACCGGTGCAACTGGTGTAGGCATGAGATCTCTTACCTCTAATATACAAGAAGCTTCGGGTGCAATGCTCGACTTCCAATCAGCATCAGAGTCCGCTTCTATAGGTATCGCTTCAGGACTGGGCGCGGGACAAATAGAACAACTTGCTGCGGGTGCAGGAAACTTATCAAAAATATTAGGAAGAGATGTTACAGACTCTTTTAATCGGCTGGTTAAAGGTGTAACAAAAGCCGAGCCTGAACTTCTAGATGAATTAGGTATTACTCTACGTCTTACAGACGCACAAACAAAGTATGCTGCAACTCTAGGTAAAAGTGTAAAAGATTTAACAATATACGAAAAAAAGCAAGCAGTATTTGTAGAAGTACAAGGACAGCTTGAAAATAAGTATAATGCTGTAGCAAAAGCAACTGATGTACAGGCTAACGCTGTTGCAAAGCTAGGAGTCGCTTTTGATAAAATAATGAAGGTAGTAAGAGAGTATGTATCTCTTATAGCGGAACCAGTAGCAGAGTTTTTTACTAAAAATATAGGCTCGATGACAGCGGCTCTCGCTCTGCTAGCTGTTCCTATAGTTAGATCCATTATTCCTGGGCTAGATTCCTGGGCTGAGAAATCTAAAGAATCTGCCCAAGCAGCTAAAGAATCCTATAAATCCGCGTCCGACGAGTTAGAGGAGTTAAACAAGAAACAAGCCGATATAAAATCGGGGAAAGCTATTGCAGATACTATTGATAAGCCCAGCGCGGGAATTCAGGCAGGCTTTGGCAAAGGTAAGATGAAAAAGAACCAAGCGGAGGCTCTTTTAAGAAATGCTAAACGTACTAATAAAAAGTTAAAACATTTAGACGATAGGCAACTTGCCGCTTATAGAATTCACTTGAAGGCACAAATTCGGGGCCACCATACTACAATGGAAAAAATTTATTTACAACGTTTAGACCTAGACAGGAAGATAGAAGTACAAAATAAGAAAATGGTTGCTCGTTGGGAAATTGCAATGGCGGTGATGAAGGGAGCTACTGCAAAATTTACAAAGGGTGTTGATCTTCTATTTAAGGGCATGGGCCTAATTGGTATTGCTCTTCTTGTTAAGGATGTTGGCCATGATCTTTTGATGTATATGGGCTTTTTTTCGGAGAATAAAGGCTTAAGAGACCTCATTGGCGGTATGGACGAGCTGGCCGATAAAACTAGAGGTGTTATAAAAGAGTACTCAAAATTCAACTCAATTAATGAAACTATGAGAGATAACGCTAAAGGTAACCCTAGTGTTGAATTTGATAACTTAGCTTTGCTGGGAAGAGAAGGTAAGATGATTGAAAGTATCGGCGGGATGCTTCTTAAAAATCTAGGCCTTAAAGAAGATGAACTTAAAGTTCAAGCCGATATAATGGCTGGAGCAAAGAAGCTTACCACAGAGCAAGTATCTCTCCAGCAGAAATTAAAAACCTCCGTTAAGGCGGGCACCGCAGGATCCGGTGGCTGGGCGCTCCCGTCGTTCGATATGTCTATGCCGGAAGGGATAGAACTAGATAAACTTTTTAAGGGAGATGCTACAGCCGCCCTGAACGTACTTAAGGACTTGAACACGCAAGAGAAGGTGTTTACCGATAATTCTGCTACTTGGGCCGCCGCCGCAGAGGAAATAGCAATATCCCAGGCTTTGCTATCCGCGGAAAGCGTTGTCGCTGCCACGACTATGAAGACTTACTTAGATAATCTCCCTAAAGGTCAACTTACTACTCTTCAGTCTGATTATCTTACGTTAGTAAACGTACTTGCTAAAGGAGACGCTCTGCTTCCAAAGCAGGTGATAGAATTCGAGAGGCTCACAAAAGCCTTAGCAGAAGTAGGGAATGAGGCAGTGGGCTCCGCACAAGCTATTGCGGGGTTAAATACTCAATACGATACTGTTATGGCAGGTATAACACAGTTTCAGACTAAACATTCGGAGCTGATACGGCAGTATGAAAATGAAAAAGACAAACTCGAAGCGTTAGATGCAGTTCGCCGCTCGCAGCCGGATATTAAAAAGAAAATTGATGGAATCTCGGATGCATTAACGAAATTAAATAAATTAAGAGACCTAGAGATAAAGTTCGCTCTTAAGAAGCTAAAGATTGATTTAGCGACAGCTAAAATATCACGGGGCGCAACAAAGTATCAGAAGGCAGAAATTCAGAGAAGCAATAAAATTGCTCATAATCTGAACCTTATAGCTGAGAAGAACGCTGAAATAGTAGAGGCAAAGGCCCGTGACAATACAGATCTAAAGAGAGTAGAACAATTACAGCTGCAAAGAGACTTGGTTATAGAACAAAATAAAGAGCTTGAGAGGCAAAGAGATTTAGGCGCTGCAGTAATGGACGCAATGATGCAGAGTATTGAAAATAACATACAAAAAAGTATTTCTGATATTCTAAAAGGAACAGAAAGTAGCTTTAAAGACATGGCCTTGAATTTTGCCAAATCTGTAGTAGATGCTATGATAGATGCTTTTGCACAAAATATAACAGAAAAAATTATGAATATGTTCGGCATGAAAACTCAAGCACAGAAAACTAAAGAAGCAGTAACAGAGGGAGTAGAGGAGGGTGCCAAAACCCACGCAGCAGAACTAAAAAAGGTACTGGATCAGGGAACTTTAGACTTTGCCAAAGCGTTGGATGACGCCGCAGGAAGGTTTGCTGACGCTATTCGAGAAGCTTGTCATACTTGTAGCTGTTCTGGGGGTGTAATGCCTACGCCTACGACATCTTCTGCTGATGTTCTCGCGCAAACTCTAGAGGTAAACCGCGCTCCGACAACCACACTAGAAACTCCACTCAGTAGAACAATTCCCTCAGATATGAGTGTAACGACCAGTGATAGTGTCTCTACGCAGACAGCTATTTCAAACAGAGATGGTATTTCTGTCCAAACACAGATGGAACGGAACGCCGAGCTAGAAGAAGCGCAGCTAAAAGAGATTAATCTAAGGAAAAAGAATAACACTAGCCTATTTGACGTTTTTGAAGATATGGGAACTCGTAATAAGACCAGCGGCGAAGGCGGCGGGCTTATAATTCCTACTACTACAATAAAGAACGGGAAGAAACCTGGGGCAGAGGAATCCATACCTGGCGGTGAGGAATTCCTCGGCGGGTTAGGTGAGGAATTTGAGAATCAAACCAATGGGTCCGGCGGGTTTCTTAGTAGTATGGGGGGTCTTTTTGGAGATTTAGGGGGCGCTTTAGGGGGCCTACTCGGAGGCGGTGGAGGCGGAGGCGGAGCAGGTGGTTTAATCTCCACTGTAATAAGTTCATTCTTCGCAAAAGGTGGTGTGGCTCAAGGTGGCTTCCGAAAGTACGCAAATGGTGGAATCGCAACTCGGCCCCATCTAGGTTTAGTAGGTGAAGGTAGAATGAACGAAGCTATTGTTCCTTTACCTGACGGTAAATCTATTCCTGTTTCTATGCCAAAGAACGCAGGTGGCGGGATGCAGAATAATAACGTAGGTGTTACAGTAAATATTGATAAGAACGGGCAAGCTTCAACTAATACGGAAAGCGACTCTCAAGCTGCTGCAAAAATGGGCGAGGCTATTGCCAATGCAGTACAAGAAGAATTATTAAATCAAAAACGAAACGGGGGCATACTTAGCCCTTATGGAGTAGGATAATGGCTGACATAGGGTTTGAAATATCAGGAACTAGTATAACTACTGCTACAATTAGGCCAGATAATGATCTTACACGTAGTGCTAAGCCAAAAGTGCGTATAGCAAAATTCGGAGACGGATATGAGCAGCGTGCAAAGCCTGGTATAAATCATATAGCAGAGACTTATAAGATAACAATGAAGAACAGGAATAAAGAAGTGGCAGACGACATAATAAAATTTTTCAATGATAAAGGGGGTGTTTCTAGTTTTGATTTTACACTCCCTGACGCCAACAGTTCAACTAACGATAGCCTAGGTAATACTGTATCCACGGTAAAAGTTGTTTGTGATACGTGGTCTCTTCAATATTCCAATGCCTCTAACTATAATGTAACAGCAGACTTTAGAAGAATACACGGCGTATGAGTAACCCAAATTTAGTTGTACAAGACTTACAGTCTTTAGAGATAGACAGCCCTTCCGTTTCTTTATTTGAGCTGGAGTACTCCTCTGCTAGTACTTTGCACTTTCATCCAGGCTTGTCAACTACAATAAGAGTTACTCAAATTGCCTCCAACGTAATTACTGTCAATAGTTCTCAAACTATAAGTGTAGGTACAACTCTTACCTTTACAGGATTAAGCAGTGCCGGGGCAACGGTTACACAGCAAAAAACTGTAACAGGCGGCAACCCTAGTATAAATACTTTAATTCTTAATACAACCACAGATATAAAAGTGGGTATGACAATAACAGGCCCCGGAATTACTAGTACTGATCATTCCCCTATTGTTTTTGACGGTAATACCTATTATGCTCTTCCTATGGAGATGACTGATTTGTCAATAAGCACAGAGGGGGTTCAAAACAGGCCTATATTAACTATCGCAAACGTGGAGTCGGTACTTAGGAATTCTTCTGTATTTCAAAATGCGGATGATGGAGGCAGTGATGGCATTGCTAATTTTACTTTAGACTCTCTTGTAGGAAAAAGAGTGACAAAGAGACAAACTCTTGAAAAGTATTTGTCAATTGATCCTGTAAGTATAAGTACTAAAGCAGTAGTCGAGTTCCCCAAAAGAGTATATATTATAGACTCTATAAAGCAGAAAACGGAGCAGATAGTCTCTTTTGAATTAGCAAATCCTTTTGATTTGCAGGGAGTAACCTTACCAGGACGGCAGGTAATTGGGAAATATTGCCCTTGGGCGTACCAAGGACGTAGCTATTCACCTCCCTTAGGCGCATGTTCGTGGCCTACAAATAGTGAAGTTACCATTGATGATCAGGGAACTTCTAGAAAATATAATGCTTTTTTCACAGAGAGGGACGAGCCTATAGTTTGGAAGTATTTAATACATAACTCAAATAGTGTCAGTAGCATTCTAACAGGAAAGCTATATAGCTCCGGAGTTACTTACAGTAAAAATGCCCTAATAGCCCACACTACTGATAGCGGAAATAGTTATACTTATTGGAGGTCTGAGGTAGCTTCTAATACTAGCGTGCCTTCCTCTTCTAACAGCTCTTGGCAGTCTGTTAGACTTTACGAACCTTTTGTACTAGGGACGACTTATTCCATTCATGACACAACTCCTGCTAGGAGTCAATATGTTATACACCCTGTGAGTAACGCAAGCTCGAGAAATGATACATCGTTTACTATACTAGATACTACTACTGTTTATAGGGTTGCTCAAACAAATAACACTGCTATTCCTGCGGAGAGCTCAGCATATTGGGTTAGAGCTGACATTTGTGGCAAAGTTTTAAGTTCTTGTAAATCACGATACCAATTTAGATCAGCAGGGGGCAGTGCTAGCCCAGCGCATAAAACAATACCTTTAGTTGATTTAGAGACTAATAATGCGCTCCCTTTTGGAGGTTTTCCAGGAAGTAGAAAGATATAATGAATATAAATGATATAAAAGATCATTTTGATAGGGAGTATCCAAGAGAGGGGTGCGGAGTAATATCAGTTGTAAAAGGGAAAAAAGAATGGTTTCCCGTACCTAATCTAGCTAACAATGATGATGATTTCATAATGGATTCAGATGAATATTTGAAGATCATGATTTCCAGTGATATTATAGGTATAGTACATAATCACATAGAAAGTACGTCAGACCCTAGTCAGATGGACATAGAAATGTGTAATACTTTAGGTATACCTTATTATATTTTTAGCTATCCAGATATGGATTTAAACATTATTCAACCTGACAAATCGTTTATAGACTTGTACGGTCGAGAGTATAAATTTGGAATAAGTGACTGCTTCGAAGCAATGAGGGACTATCTATCCTATCAAAACATAGAAATAGCCCCTAGAGCTTTATTTGAAGACAATTGGTACGACAAAGGGCTTGATTATTTTTCTACAGATATAATAAAGAATTGGGGTGGTAAAGAGATTAGTTTATCAGATTTACAAGAAAATGATGTACTTATTTTTAGAGTACAAGAAGAAACAAACAACCATTGTGGTGTCTATTTAGGTAATGATATTTTTTATCATCACGCTGTAAACAGACTATCATGTAGAGAAAATCTTTTCCCGTTTTGGCAGGAATACTTAGTAGGAGCTTATCGTTATGTTGCGTAAAATATATTTAGAAGGAGATATGGGAGACAAATTTGGAAGGGTTGCTCAGGTAAAAGCAGAGACCGTTCGAGAAGTCATACAGTATCTAGACGCTAACTACACAGGAGTAAAGGAGTATCTACTTGATAAAAATAGTAAGAATATTGCCTTTAAAATAAAGATCGGAGATCAATATGTCGACGATGATAGAGAGTTAGTTCTTCCTTTAGATAAAGGCGATATAATTATTACTCCCGTCCCTGCCGGCTCTAAAGGCGCTTTCAAACTTATAGTGGGGATTATATTGGTTGTTGTATCCATTTTAAATCCAGCATTAGCTCCTTATTTAATGCCTATAGGTTTAGGCTTAGTTAGTGCGGGTCTTGCAGAGCTAATGGCTCCTGACCCTGCAACTGATGCAACAGATGATGCCAAGGAGGGGTACCTGTTTCAAGGTGCCGAGCAATCACTTCCTGAAGGCTCTGCCGTGCCTTTATTATACGGAGAGTTACGAGTGCCAGGACAGGCAATATCTTTTAACTTAAGAAATAGTACCGACTCTTTAATGAATGCATCAAATGCTGGTGGCGCTTTCGCTACATCCGGGGATGGAAAGGGTAACC